GCCGGCGCTGTCGCCAGCCTTGGCGAAGTCGCCGTCCATCCCCTTGAGCTCGGCTTTTATCTTGTCCTGAAAGCCGCGGAAGTCGGGGAGGACCGAGATGTACGCGGCTCCGGCCTTGTACGACATGCGGTCACCCCCTCCCGGGCAGCACCCGTTTCATCAGGTCGTTGTGGGCTTTCCTGTCTGCCGCCCTGCCGGCCTCCGCCTGCGCGGTGACCGGCCGCGGATAGGGCTTGACCTGCGGCGGCTTCATGCTGGCGAACGCCATCACCACCGCCAGCAGGGATGCCAGCAGGTCATGGATCGAGGCGAGCGCCTCGGTCTCGTAGCTGAACTCCGCGAGTTTCGGCGGCCGCGGCACGGACGGCCCGGCGTAGGCGGGGTCGTCGGCGAGCGCGGACATCAGCGGCGAGTCCCGCGGCAGGTGCATCAGCAGGTCCCACGCCTCGTCGGGCAGCAGCTCGCCGGTGAAGACGTCGTTCAGGTCGTGCCGCGGGTAGTAGCGGGCGAGGCTGGCCCTGGCCGCGCCGCCGTGCCGGGCGAGCAGCGCGGCGAGGCCGGCTAGTTTCCCAGGCCGAACGCCTTGCGCATGTCGCCCGCGGCCTGCTCGAGCGCGGGTGCGCCGAGCGGGGCGAGATGCGCCATGAGCGGCTCGTACTCGCTGCCGGCGAGGAGCTTCAGGACGTCGGTCATGGTCTCGGCGTCGCCGAGCTTCACCCACGTGCTGACGTCGGGCTGCGGGATCGTGACGAGCGGCTGCCCCTGGTCGTCGTCGAGGGTCCACGGTTCGCGCTTGGCCTGCGCGGCGAGGTCGGCGAGCTTCATGTCAGCTGAATCCCATCCCGGTCTTGAGCGGCTTCCATCCGGGGCCGCCCGCGAAGAACTTGCTCGAGTAGCCGGCGTCCGTGTCGGTGTAGGCCGTCAGGGTGCAGTCGAAGTTGATCGTGTCGGCGGCCGAGTCGAAGGTCATGTTGCCCAGGTTGGTCACCGAGGCGCGCGGGAAGAACCGGGCGAGGTAGATTTCCCCGTCGTCGGTCTGGTCGACGGCCAGGGCGAGTGCCCGCCAGTAGAAGACGGTCGGCGAGTCCGGCTCGGTGATCTGCACTTCGGCGGTCGTCGCGTCCGGGGTGATCGTCGACGGGTCGACCTGGAAGTAGAGGGCGAGCGTCATCTTGTTCGTTTCGAGGCCGACGCCCTGGATCGTGCGCTGGTTGGTCGTGATGTCGGCGCGCACCGGTGACGTGCGGCCCCACCCGGGCACGGTCACCACGGTGGGCTGGTTGCCGAGCACGAGGCCGGCGTCGGACAGCTGCCCGGCCCCGGTGTAGCCGTCCGGGAGGACGTTCAGTGTCGGCGTGCCGGCGTCTGCCCCGTCGATCGTGATCGACGTGATCAGGTCGGCTGACGTCGGGGCGAGGAACAGCGATCCGCGGAGCGCCTTGCGGACGTTCTCCGGAACACGGTCGTCGAAGTCTTCCCAGGTGTGATTGGTGACGGTCACCGCAGTACCCCTTTCAAATCTCGCGGCGCATGGTGATGCGGTAGCTGGCGGCCACCAGCTGCAGGTTCGCGCTGTCTGTCGTCGTCACCAGCTGCGGTGCGACGTCGGTGACCGCCCGGTCGATCCGGCCGTGGGCGGTGATGAAGCTGGTGCCGCGGAACGGCCCGGATGTCAGCCGCTGCCGGCACGACTCGGCGACGCTCTTCGCCGTCGACGCGTCGTCCGCGAACACGCTGATGTCGATCACCGAGCTGTCGGTGATCTCGTCGTCGCTGCCCGCCGTGCGCCGCACCCGGATGTAGGGCAGCGGCCCGGACTGCAGCGACGTGTACGTCTTGTTGCCGGAGCCGCCCGCCGCCAGGTCCGCGAGCAGGTCGCCGACTGCCCGTTCGGGGTCGGGGAACGGCCCGAAGTCAGCCACCGGTCGCCTCGAGGTAGCCCGCGGTGCGCGCGAGGATATGCAGGTCGTCCCGCCATTCCACGTCGACCGCATGTCCGGAAGTGTTCAGCAGCCGCGCTTCTGCCCGGTCTTTCCTGTCACCGCCGCGGCGCGACGTCGTGATGATGAACGACGCCTCGTAGTCGCCGGTGACCACGTGCGACGCGGCCAGCGACCGGGCGATCGACTCGCCGCGCCGCGCGACCTGCTCCAGCACGGCGAGCATCTCCGGGGAGCGCATCAGCTGCCCGGTGCCCTTGTAGTCGGCCTGGTAGCGGACGGTCATCAGTCGGACCCCTCGACGAGCTTCAGCTGCGCTTCCACGTGCGACTCGGCGGCGCCCTGGTCGTGCCAGGCGTTGGGGCTGCCGTTGACCTCATACACGGCGCCCTGCCAGCTGATCCGGTCAGTTGCGGTGATGTCCGTGCCGCCGGGCAGGAAAACGGTGAGGCTGGTGACGAGGAGGTCGCCCTGGTCGGTGGACTCGGTCGACGCGCCGGGCTGCACGAGGCAGCCGGCCACGTCGGTTCCGGTGCCGGACCCGGACCGGTCACCCCACGCGTCGCGGCCTGCGCCGCGCAGGATGGTGACGGTGTCGGAGCCGAGGATGATCACAGCGGCACCTGGAACAGGTGCCTGACCGGGACGATGCGGGTCAGCTGCCGGATCTCGGCCTGAGTGAGCGCCGAGCCGGGCACGTCATCACCCGCGGTCCACGACACGGACCCGACGGTCTGCGACCGGATCCCCGCCGCCGCGGCCACCGGCGTGACGGACAGCCGGTAGGCGACAGCGCCCGTAAGCATGACGAGGGCGTCAGGGATCTCCGCGAACCCGTGGGTGAACCCGGCTTCGAAGAGGCCGTGGTGCCGGTCCCGTTCGGGAATCGTGTGCCCGAGCCGGATCCGGCTGCCTGTCTGCCAGCGCCAGTCCGTCTCGGCGGTCGTCGTGTCATCGTCGTTGACCAGCGCCACTGAGGAGACGGCGGTGACGACGGGTGACGGCAGCTCGAGCCAGCCACGGCACGCCTGTACCCGCAGCGTCGAGGTGGCCTGGGTGACGGGGATGCCGGCGGCGTCGCGGATCGCCTGCGTCGCCCGTGCGAGCAGCGCATCGGCGGCCGCGTCGGGCAGCGTGTACCCGTACGCGGCTGCCTGGTCGGCGGTCGCGAAGCTGTCCGGCGCTGTCATCGCCTGGTCACAGCTCCACGGCCGTCACGCCGACATCGGTGATCTTGGCGTGATCGGCGCCTGTTCCCGTGGCGGCTACCACGTCAAGCCAGTAGCTGGTGCCCGGGGTCAGCGACAGCAGGCCGGTGAACGCGAACGGCACGCTGACGCCGGTCGTGCCGGGCTTGACGACCGGGTCGGCGTGCGCGCCGAACCGGGTGCCGGTGTCGGCGTCGCCGTTGGCGGGCGCCGCGCCGGTGCCGTACCGGCAGCCGACCGTGATGTTGGCTGCCGCGGTCAGCGACTGCGCGAATCCCGTGACAGTGACGAGCACCTTTCCCGACGCCGCGGGAGTGATCGCGCACGTGGCGCCCAGTCCCATGCACACTAGCGACGTGCTCGCGGTGTCAGACGGGTCGGCCGGCGCGAATCCTGCCGAGACGGGAGTTACCCGCGGCGCGCGGCCGAGCCATACCGTGTCAGCGGCCGTGAACGTGACCAGCGCGGGCCCGGCTGCGGGCAGCACCGGGGCTGCTCCCGCCAGCCACATCACCGGGCCGGACCACGTCACCGCGTGCGCCGTAACACCCTGCCGTATCAGCAGCACCATGACGCCTTCGCGCGGCGGCCGGGGAAGCGTGATCGTGCAGTCTTGCGTGAGGATGACCTCGAATGCCGCCGATCCGGCCGGGACGGCCACGCTGGCGCCTGCTACCACGGTCTTCATGCGTTCCCGCCTCCGCTGCTGTCATCGCCGGTTCCGGCTTTCGCCTTGCGGGCGCGCTTCGCCGGCTCCTCGCCTGTCCACGGCGAGCCGTCCGGGTTGACGCGCTCGAGGCGCCCGGCGTCCCATCGCTGCTGAATGTTCGGGTCGAGGGGCGGCGTCATGCGGAACACGGCGCCGCCCTCTCCCCGCAGCCAGATTTCGCCAGCGGTCACGGCAGCTGGTATGCCTCGATCGTGCCGGCGAACGACGCGTCGAAGTCGATGTGCATCGACCCGTCGGACTGGAGCACCCGCGCGGATTCGAACGGGCCGGCCCACGAAACGCCGGTCGTCGCGGCGACGGATACCGAGATGTCGCCTTGCCCGGATTTCACGGCCGGGTAGATGCTGTCACCCGCGCGGATGATCATGTTGAGGATCGCGCCGTCGGTGTTGGCGACGCGGATGACCGTCTTGTCGGGGCGGGCGCTGCTGATGACCATGCCGTTGGGCTGGTCGACGTTGGTCTTGGACTCGGCGCGGCCGGCGTTCCAGGCGCCGTCCATGACCGTGATTGCGGTACGTGCCATCGGGATCTGTTACCTTCCTGCTGACGTGTTTGCTAGGCGGCCGGCCGGTTACGGCCGGGTGACGGTGACGCAGGCCAGCCCGTCGGGGTAGGTGACCGTGGCGCCGTAGACGTGCAGCCCGCGCATCAGGTCGGAGAAAGAGTCCGGGTCGCGGAGCGCCTCGGTTTTGATGATCTGGTTCGCGAACGTCACCGCCATCGGGGTGCCTGCCTGCAGCACGTACGTCGTCCCCGCGGACGGCTGCGCGGAGTTGTTCGACTTCATGATGTCGAACCCGGCCGCGCGGCCGACGATGCCGTTGCGCAGCGCGGTGCCCGCGTCGTCGGCCTTCTCGACGTTGATGAACGCGTGCGCTTTGCGGAGCGCGCCGTGGTACCACGGCGGCACGATGACGTACCGGCCGTCGGACGGAACGTTCGCCTCGTCGAGCGCGACGCCGAGGTCGACGATCAGGTCGTAGGCGGCCTCGCCGAGCTCGTCAGCGGTCGGCGAGCTGCCGCCGAGCTCGGTCACCGCGTCGAGGACGTTCGCCGCGCTGATCTGCGTGTAGAGGGAGGCGACGTACTGGTCGGCGGTGTCCGATAGCCGGTAGGCGGCCTGCGTCATCGTCTCGGCGACCAGCGCGCCGCTGTTCACGGTCTGCGCCCGGTCGACGTCGCCGAATTTCTTCGCGAAGTATTTCTGCTGGTTGATCAGCAGCACCTGGCTGCCGGTGTCGAGGCCGTCGTAGGTGAGGCTGCCGGCGTAGTCGTTGACCGTGACGTCACCGGGGCTGGCGATGTGGACCGTGTCGCCGGCATCGGTGATGTTGCCTTCGTAGTCGTTGTTGACGACACCGGGGCCGGCGAACACGAGCTGCTTGCGCAGCTGCACGAGCAGTTCGGACGACCAGATTTCGGGGATGAAGCTTTCAACCGACATTGCGGCTGATCCTTTCTGCTAACTGGCGCCGAGCAGCCTGTCCAGGCGTCCTTCCTGGCGCGCCTTGGCAATCTGCTCGGGTCGCATGGTCTTGAGATCGGCGCGGGTGAGCTGCTTCGGGCCGCTTGACCGTCCGGTCGCGCCGCCGTCGCCGGTGCCCTGGAATCCGGTCGCCTTCGCGGCGAGGTAGGGCTTGCGCTTGAGCAGGTCCGATATCGCATCGGAAATTTCGCCGGCGTCGACACTGCCGTCGTCGCCGACTTCGAACTGTGTCAGGTCGAGATGCGCGAGCGCGTCGGCCGGGTCGGTGAGCTTCCCGGCCGCGGCTGCCCGGATCTCGGCCTTGAGGATGCGGGCGTTCGCCTTCGCGTTCGCCGTGGCCTCGGCGTCGCGCCGTGCCCGCTCAGCTGCCGCCGCAGCGTCATCGCCGCCATTCTGGGCAGCCTGCGCTTTCAGCGCCGCCAGCTCGGCCTCTGCCGCCCTGCGGGCTTTCTCGGCTTCACGCCTGGCCAGCCGTTCGGCGGCGAGCGCCTTCTTGCCCTTGTCGGCCAGCCCGTCGCCGTCACTGCCCGCGTCACTGCCGTCGCCGCCCTGATCGTCGCCGCCCTGATCGTCGCCGCCCTGATCGTCGTCTTCTGGTGCGGCGCCGAGCACGGGCCAGACGATCCGGCCGGAGGGCAGCACGCCGAGTGCTGTCAGGCCGGTAGACGGGTGGACGGGCAGTTCTTCAGCCATCGCGGCTGCTCCTTCCGGTGATCCTGCCATCGCGGCAGGTCAGATGATGTAGCCGAACCTCGTCAGCTGCCTGACGATCTCGGCCCGGTCCCACTTCTCGCGGGCCGCTTCTTCGAAGACCTGCGCCGGGGTCAGCCGCGGCGTGCGTGCCCGCTGGTAGCGGCTACCGGACTTCGCGAACCCCTCCGCAGCGAGCCGGTGCCCGGCGAAGCCGCGTTTCGTGGTCCCCTCCGTCGTGACGCCGATCCGCCGCCCAGGTCCTGCGGCGGTGGTCATGCCGCGGTGGGCGTTGACGACCTGGTTCAGGTCCGCGCCGTGCTCGAGCGCCTTCAGGTCCCCTCCGCTGAGGGACTGCCGGAGCTTCGCCGCGTGCTTGTCCCGCATCTGCGTGATCAGCTCCGCCGGGTCCTGCGGCTCGACGAACTCCTCGCCGACGGCGGGGATCATCGTGCAGTCGCAGTTCGGGTGGCGCTGGAATCCGTCGCTGTACCGGTAGAAGCGGCCGGCGAGGATGATGCACCGCGCGCACGAGGGCAGGTTCACGTGCCGCACGTAGCCGCGTAGCCTCGGCTGCGCCGCCATCGCGGCCTGGACGGCCATCCGGCCGGCGTCCTGCACCTGGGTGCGGACCAGCATCGCCATGTGCAGCTCTTCGGCGCGCAGCGCCTGGTCGATGCGGACACCGGAGCCGATCAGGTGCTTGGAGTACGCCACCGGCGTGTACAGCAGCGACTCCATCGGCCGGCCGTCGCCGGTCAGCCCGGCGAACGCGTCAGCTGACAGCCGCACCGCGGCCGCCTCGGTGTCCTGCAGCCGCAGCAGCCGGCCGAGGTAGGGCGGTGCGGCGGCGGCGGCTTTGCGCTGCGCGCCGGTCACGATAGCCAGCAGCCGGCCGAGCACGCCCAGCCACGACATGTCGAGATTCTTCCCGTCGATCTGCCGCCACGCCCTGATCGCGCCGGCCGCCGCGGCCGCGGAGGTCCGCGCCTGCGCCTGCTGGTAGGCGGCCGCCGCGGCGGCGGCCTCAGCCGCCTGCGGAGGGGCGGACATTCGCCGGCTGCGGCTGCGGCGTCGGCGTCGGCGCGGCGGGGATGCCCGCGTCGTCCAGCAGTGCGGGGTCTGGCGTCTTGCCGGCGATGCCCGAGTTGCCCAGTTCCTTCGTGCCGAGCATCGCCAGGATCGGGTCCTGCTCGACTTCCCGCTCCCGCATCTGGAGCAGCTGCGCCACGTCGTCGGGGGTGAGGCCGTAGCGGCGGGCGAGGTCCTCGAATGGCCAGCCGATGGCCTTCAGCTGCACCAGTGCGGCGACCAGCTGGGACTGGGACCGGGACTCGACGTCAGCCCACAGCACTTTCCCGGCCTGGTATGCCTTCGCCTTCCCGGTGTTGCCCTGCGCGAGCGCGACAAGCCGCTGCACCTCGCGGAGCGCCTGCCCGAACCACAGCTGCTTCTCCATCGTCCGCTTGACGAGCCCGACCTCAGCGGCGATCAGGGCGTCCGAGCTCAGGTTCGCCATCTTGCCGATCAGGTAATGCTGAGGTGTCCTGGTCTGGGCGGCGAGGTGCCCGATCGCGGTCTCGATGACCGCGGAGTAGACCTCGAGGTTGGCCGCGGGCCAGGATCCGGCCGATGCGCCTTCGCCTTCGACCCAGAACAGGCGCCGCAGGTTCAGGTCCTTCAGGTCGACTTCTTTCTCGCCGGTCTTCTTGCCTGCCGCGTCGTAGACGGGCATTGTCGGCCGGTCGGCGCCGAGGATGTACCGCTGCGGCAGCGCGGCGAAGTCGGAGGCGGTGAACAGCTGCGCCCACAGCAGGTTGACCGCGTCCTGCAGCGGGATCACCGGCGCCACGTCTGACAGCGGCTCGCGGACGAGGACCGGCCGGTTCGGCAGTTCCACCATCGGCACGACGCCCATCGGGTTCGGCTGCGGGTTCGGCTCGTCGGTCACGCGGTCAAGCCACTCGTCGGCTTGCTCGTCGGCCTGCGCGATCATCATCGGCTTCTCGACGCGGGTCAGCGGCCGTTCGAACTTCCACAGCTCGTCGGCGGTGTATAGCGTGGCGTACATCTTGTAGCCGTCCTGCCACCGCTTCAGCGCCGCGCGCCGCCGGTACCTGGTGCCCGGGTAGTAAAGCACGATCGCCTGCCCGGCATCCTCGAATGTCACGCACGGCGTGTCCGGGTTGTCCGGGTCACCCCAGACCAGCACGTACGACCGGCCGCCGAGAATCGCGCCGAGAAACCCCAGCTGGCTGTCGCAGTCAAGGTTGTTGACCTGCCAGACCCGCCATGCTTCCTTGTCCGGGTCGCTTTCGTACGGCTGGAATCCGGTCACCGTGAGCCGCTCGACGGGCGAGTCGGCGACGACCGGTACCCAGTTGTCGGAGAAGCCGGCGTACCGTCTCGCGAAATACTCGCGGAACTCCTCCGACGCGAACCGCAGCGGATGCAGCCCGCGATAGTAGTCGTCAGCCAGCATGACCGCCGAGCCGCGCATCATCAGCTCGATCTCAAGCGTGCCGGTAAGAGAGACTGCCTGCTCCCGGGTCAGTCCCAAGCCGGTCACCGCCCTCTCTGGTCAGACTGCGTACATGCGCCGTGGCCGCCGCGGCGTGAACTCCTTAGCGGCGTGCGCGTCGCCGGCCGCCTGGTGGCATATCACCGATACGACGCCCATGTCGATCTTCTGCGCGTCGCTCGGCTTGACCAGCACGTACCGGCCGGCCGGCCGCGCCGACTTGCGGGCGTTCCCGATGTGCCGCTTCGTGGTCTCGCAGCCGTCATGGCTGAACGTGCTGTCGCTCTTGCCGACGTCGGTCAGCATCCGCTCGCAGGCCGGGTGCATCCGGGTCACGCGGGAGGTGTACCAGCGGAGCACCTTCCGCTCACCGAGGTCCTCGGCCCACTGGTCGATCTCGGTCTCCCAGTACGGCGGGTCGAAGTAGCCGCGGGTCACCTCGTAGCGGGCGTACAGCTCCCGCACCGCGGCGTCCACCTCGAGGCGCGGCACCTGGCCGCCGTACTGCGCCGGATCCCAGATGCACGGCAGCGAATCGGGGCCGAAGACGGGCGTGAACTGGTAGCCGCTAGCGAGCTCGAGCCGGATCCCGGTCCAGTCGTTCACGTCCGACCCGTCGAACGCCAGCGCGACCATGGCGCCGTCCGGCACTTCCTGGCGGTCCTCGCGGCCTTCCCACGCCGCGATCTCCATGTAGCTGCCCTGCCCGGCTACGATCCGGTTCCCGAAGAACCGCTCGGCCTGTGCCCGGTCCCGCTCGAGCAGCTCGGCTGCCTCGGCCTCGATCGCATCCAGGTCCACATGCGACGACCCGGCGTAGACGTGCCGGTGGATCTGCCGCCGCTCCCGCCGGTCACCGTAGGACAGGTGCGACGGGGGCAGCCGGTGAAACTTGAAGATGTCCGGCCGCCCCGATTCGGCTGTCGACTGCGCCACGCTGTCTTCCGACGGGTCCCACGCGTTCGTGGTCTCGATCGACCGGCCGCCCATGCCTGCCAGGCCGCGGCGCTGCGTCTCAGCGACGCGCCGCAGCCCGTTGCTCTTGGTGTACAGGCCCGTCTCGTCCTGCATGACGAACGTGACGGGGTTACCCAGCCGTGACAGCGCTGAGGAGGTGACCACGTCGATGCGGCCGTCTTTGCCGACCCGGATGAACTCCTCGCCGACCCGCATCTGCGAGGCCAGCGGGCCGCTCTTGATCATCATCTGCAGCGGTCGGTACACGTTGTCGGTCTGATCCTCTGATGTGGCTGTCAGCTGGATCAGCGGCGTCGGCCAGGGCGTGCCCATCGCGTCGCCGGGTTCGTAGTCGTATACCCATCCGCAGCCGCAGCCGTATTGGGCGCACCGGTACTGCTCGCCGCCCTCGGCCCATCCGGCGAACACGGCGGGCCCGGTTGCCTCGAGGCAGATCACCGACGCTGACCACGGGCCCTTGCCCGTCTTCTGCGGCGCGACGACCTGCGACCGCCGGTTCCAGAACGCCGGTGCCAGCTGGCCGCGGCTCGCTTCCGGGCGCACCCGGTAATGGTTGGCGGTTGACCACAGCTGCCAGTCGTACATTTCGAACGGCTCGCCCTGGTGCCAGCCGTCCGGGATCACGCAATGCTGCTCGATCCAGTCGATCGCCACCCACAGGACCGGGAAGCTGACTACATAGTCAGGTTCCCGGCTCACTCGGGACGACCTTCAGCCGGTTCCTCGCCGACGGCCGCGACGCGGCCGCCTTCGGCCCGGCAGCCGCGGCCGCTTCAGGCTCGGCGAGCCGCCACCGGTTCCGCAGCATCCCCGCCACGGACAGGCCGAGGCTGTCGAGGTACTGGCGGACGACCTTCTGCAGCTCGACGCTGGCCATCGGCTGCTCAGCGCGCTCGAGGTTCCGGGCGAACAGCGCCACCTCGTACCGCTGGTCGAGCTGCTCCCACATCACGGCCTGCGGCCGGCGCCACAGCTCGAGCCAGAGCTTGCGCTCCCGGGGGCTCTGCCCGTCGAGCGGCCAGCGTGGCGGCCGTCCCTTCCGGCCCTCCGACGGCAGTGCTGTCCAGCCGGCCATGTCGGCCGGCCGTGACCGCCGGAGCGCGGCCGGATCCGGTGGCGGACCCGACGTGACGCGTGCTCCTCCGCTCGGCATGGTGACCTTCCTCCCTCCGCGATCGCATCGCGCGACCGAAGGCGGTCACATCGCGTGACCGCTAAGCCAGGTAAGGCGGCTTTTGAACCTGGCGCACCCGGCAGCGCCCTCACTGGCGGTCCGGAGCCGTGCTTCGATAGGGGTCTATCCCCCCATGCCGCCCAAAGCGGACATAACTCTGTGCTGCTGGCGCGGCTCGCGGCGATCGCGGCGCGGACGAAGCAGTCCTTCGCCTCGAGCAGCTTGCGCAGCCCGGCGGTCAGCTCAGGACCATCGGGCAGGCGTGTGATCATCTCCTGCGCCAGCGCAGCGCACGCCGCGGACGGCGGGCGCGCGTCGCCGTCGAGGTGGTCGAAGGTGAACCACTGCGCGATCTGCTGCGTGCCCGGGTGGCGTCCTTCCGCGTTGACCGGCTGCCCTCGCATTGATGGTCTCCCTTACGCGTTCCATCCGCCCGGCTGATTGCGGGCGGTCTCGCTGTCGTGGCACCGCTTGCACAGTCCGCGGCCGTGCTCCGGGTCATCCGGATCCATGCCGCGCTGTACGAGCTCGCGGCGGCTTAGCGGCCAGTGGTCAGCGACCGTGGCGAGCGCCGCGGTGCACAGCACGCATACGACATCGCGCTCGAGCACGCCCTTGCGGAAGCGGCGCTCGTGGCGCTTCCCGTAC